TATAATAAATACAGTTAGGAGGTGATACATTATGAAACAAAAAATAATAAGAGCGATACTAAATACTAAGTTAGCCGCTAAACTAATTGATAAGTACCTAAGTAATCGCTCAATAATTGAAATAGCAAATTCTATTTCAAAAGACTAAGCCGAGAGAGGATACTTCCTCTCTTGCATATAAATATTATATATGATAATATAAAAAAAATCAAGAGAGGTGTTAAAAATGAATAGAAATACAAAAAAAGAATATGAGTGGTCTAAACAAAAATACACTAGAATTTTAGGTGATATTGATAAAGAACTCGGAGATGAACTAAAAGAAAAATTAAAAAGTGAAGGAAAATCAATTGCGAGTTGGATTACAGACTGTGCAAAAAAATATTTGAAAAAAAATTAAAAAAGCATTGACTTACTCGTACGAGTATGCTATAATATATTTAACAAAAGAGATAAGACTAGACCAAATGGCTAGCACTCTAAAAAAGGAGAAAACTATGAAAGAATTAAGTATTAAAGAAATGTTAAAAGAAATGGAAGAATACGGTGTAACAGAAGAAATATTAAAAGAAAAATATAATTATGATAAAAATGATAGTGACTTTACAGAAGATTTTAAAGATGTAAGTTTTGAAGAATATGTAAAATGTTATTATATGTCTGACAGATATATTAAAGATTAGGAAATATAGTTATGAGAGGTTATAATATAGATGATTATATTGGCAAACGATTTAATCATCTTACTTTAATAAAAAATTTAAATAAACTTGATAAGAATAATTCTAAACTAGCTCTTTTTAAATGTGATTGTGGAAATATAAAAGAATTAGTTTTTACACAAGTTTTAAGTGGAGAAGTTACAAGTTGTAGTTGCAAAAATAAAGGTAAAAATTCTAATTTAACTTTAAAATCTGTTAGAAATAAAAAAATAGAATTTTATCAAAATAAGATTCAAAAAAATAATAAAACTGGTTGTACTGGTATTTCTTGTGTTAATGGTAAATATAGAGCAAGAATAAACGTAAATCATAAATCAAAACATCTCGGATATTTTGACAATTTGCAAGATGCCATTGCGGCTCGCAAGGATGCCGAGGAAAAATATTTTAAACCAATTCTGGATAAATACGTAAAAAAGAGGTAAATTGAAATTAATCAACTTACCTCTTCTCTTTTATCTATAATTATTAACATTAATATAAGCAATTCTACCAGTTGCCTTTACTTTTACTTTATCTATATATGAATTTATATGTTTTAAAACTGTTACAGTAGTATTTGCTTTATATTGATATCTTACACCGCTCAAATTTGATTTTGAGTATAATGTACATGCTTTTGTTTTTCTAATCACGCTTTGTGGCTTTGATGCTGTCACATTTGTATAATTATTGTTATTTATATATGCTATTCTTCCTGTTACATTCACTCTAACTTTATCTACTGTTGAACTTATATTTTGTAGTATTGTTATTGTTGTATTTGCTTTGTAATTGTACTTATAACCTGTTAAATTTGAATTACTATATAAGATACTTGCTCTTGATAATCTTTTTATATTTCCTACTGTATTTTGAATATTCAGTGTACCTATATCTCTACTTGTATAAGCTAAACTAATCCAACCTAAGTTTGTTTTTCCAAAACCGTTTGACTCTGCCAATATAGTTACTATTGAACCTTTTGCATATCCACCAACTCTTGAATATGATGTACTTGCTCCTGCTCTAATATTCAAACCACCATTTGCAGTAATTCTAACTTGATAATTTACTGTATTTACATTAGTTTCTATTTTATCTGTTACAACTGTTGTAGTTGTATTTTCTTTTATATCTGTTCTATCATTTTTGAAACAGAAGAATTTTTGGTAATTAGCATAATTTCTAAAATTATCAATTGATACATATATTGTATTGCCATTAACTGTTGCTTTTCCTCTTCTGCTTGCTACATCAAATTTTCCGTTATACAAGTAAGGATCATATACTTTTATATAATCTCCTTCAACTCCTGTTAAAACTATAAAATGTCCACCATATGTAAATAATCCTTGATTACAACTTGCTATTATGTAATGATTATCTTTTAATTTTGCTATTGCATCATCTAATTTATAGCATTCACTATATCCAATATCAAATACATCTGCTGTCCATTTAAAAGCTGACCAATATGTTCCTTGATTTGCACTTCTATATCCATATTTTGTATATAATTCTGCCATTTGGTCTGGTGTTATATTTCCTTTTATACTTGAAATAACCATTGCTGCACTTGTTGGTCCACATCCTGATGTTCCTATTGTTTGTGATGTGTCTCCTATACTTGAATACATCTTACTAGCCCATCTGTTGTCTAATTGTGAATAATATGTTAATCCTGCATATTCTCCTAATTGAACATTTGGTGCTTTTTCTGAGCCTTCATATGCTACTATTCCTTGCTCTTCAAAGCCTTCTGACTCTGTTTCTTGAACTTCTAGACTTTGTTCGTCTGTTTCTGTTAGACTTGGTATTTCTGTACTAGATTTGTTTATTTCATCTATTACTGTATTTATTGCTTCTGATATTTTATTTGTATCAACTTGTCCTGTTCTGTCATATTCTAAATAGCAATTTAATAGTAAAGAACTAGCACATAATATTGATATTATTAAGCCTATTGTACGCTCTTTATTTTTGAATATATTTTTCAATTTTTCTTTCATTGTTATCACCTCTTACATAAATTTACTTAATCCTAATGCAAAAGCTATTGCTGTTAATACTATTCCTGTTACAAAAGAAACTACTTTTCCTTTGACTTGCTTTTTTGTTTCTTCATAATCTTTTATGGGTTTTTCTTCTATTATTTTTAAACGTTCATTCATTTTGTTTTGGTCTTCTCTCATTGCTTTCATTTCTGTTGCTATTTCTCTTACACTTAGCGTTAAATCATATATGTTTTCTACTTTATTTTCAACAACATCTATTCTCTTTGTATTTGACTTTTCTCGCTCTTCTAAATGAGCTACTTTCTCAATTAAATCTGTATCTTGCATTATCTACACCTCACTTTCTTTTGAGGTTAATAATGTTTCTAAGTCTTTTGCATAATCTAAACTCAATACTGCTTTACTATCTGTTGTTATATTTGTTACATTTTTATATGTTCTTGCGTTGTTTAGTTCTTTTGCTACTGCTTTTTGTTCGTCTGTGAATTTTAAGCGGTTTGGTGTTGCGAGTTTGTAATAAATCACAACTGGTGTTCCTGCATCATATTGTGCTTTTAAGTATGCTTTAAATCCTTCTAAGTCATTATTCGTACTATATTTATCATCATATATTCTCAAACATGAAGCTCCATCTATACAAAAACCTTGCTTTTTTTTCCACGTCAATGCTGGTGTACTTTCTTTATAATAATTACACATATTTCCTAGATAATCATTATCGTTTGATGTTGGCATAGGAATTTTGGATAAATCACTTTTTATAATACCAAATCTTCCTGTACTTTCTAGTTTCCAATTTTCATTTCCAGTTAAAACTAGCTTTGCCTTTGTGTGTACCTCTTCTTCATTATCAAAGTCAAAATAATCTCCTTCTAGCATTTCAGACTGTACTGGCATTATGTATGATTGCTCTTGATGTTCTTCGTATTGTGATACCTCTTTTTTATATTCTACTTGTAAATCTGGATAACTATCTTTTTTTGTAAAACTTAACAATAGATAATTATGCTTATTATTTTGAACTGTTTTATTAACTTTTATATTTATTGTGGTAGAATTTTCTACATAACCCGTATCGAATATTTTACAATCTATATTTTCTACAATCTTATCGCTAAAAGCATATCTTAAACTATATGAAAATGTTTTTGTTAAAGATATTGCTATATTGGTTTCAAGTTTGGAGATTGGAATAATCAATAACTTCTGGTCTGAACGTGAAAATAATTCACCGCTTGAACCTACTCCTACTTCATTACATATTATTTCTTTATTTTTGTTATATATATTCTTATTACATTTAGTTACTTTAACAGAACCCATGTTACAATTTGGATTATATGGTAATACTTCTGCTCCTTTTACTATCATAATATTGTTCATATTTAAATTATTTCTATAAGCACCAATAATGTATTTAGTTGTTCCTGTCGTTGTTATTGTATATTTATTATTTGCCTCTGTATTTACGTAATTACCCATATTATGTTTTAGAAATTTTTTATTTTTGTCATATTCTACTATTGCAAACTGCCCATTTGCTTTGTTTTCACAAGTTATTGATATTATTTCATTGCTATTAACTTCTATAAAATCGCTATGTGTCCATACAGTATTGTTTGGTTGTAAACTTCCGTCTGATAATACAAATCCAATTTTTTCTGTTTCTTTATTGTAATAATTTACATTACTACCAACAGTTTTTATCTTGCTTGGGTAGTCTGATGAAGGACTCGCTCCACCTTGTTCCCATTCTTTTGTGCCAGCACCCAGTTCTAACTGTGGCTTAACAACAAAATTGTTGTATGTTATTCCTTGTGCTGTTCTTATTGTTATATAAGAAATTTTTAAGTTTGTAGTAATAGAACCATTTACATTAGCTGTATTAAATAAAACTTGTATATTATCTTGATTAATTCTTAAAGAGCAATAATTTGTATTATCTCCAACAGTTTTTTCATTAAATGCACTTAAATGATATGCTTTATCATTTGTTAACTCTATACTTTTTAATAGATTTATTCCAACAAATGAAATAGCTGTTGCTGTACCATTCAACGTAACAATACCATTTTTTACTACTGCTGTTATTCCGTTGTTTGAATATGTTCCTTCCATCAGTTTTAATAAGTTTTTCCCGCTTCTAGTCTCTTGCTCACTATTTCCACCAATGCCAATTCTAGCTCTGCAATTGCTACTGTCTTTTACGTGTATGTATTCTCCACTTGCTTGTCCTCTTATGCTGTTTTGATAAAAGTCATCTTGTATTTCTTTTAGCTCTTTTTCTAGCTCTGTATTATTTGAGTTTATGTTTGAAATTTCTGTGTTGACTTCTTTTGCATTTTTATTTATTTTGTCCCAGTTGCCATTTAGGTAATTCTCTATATCAAACTTCTCTGTATTTGTTTCTACATTATCATGCTTCTTTAATTTTAAAAAATCTGTTTCACTCATTACTTCCTCCTTATCCACATATAGCCAACAACTTCGTACAATGGTAAGTTTGAGGCTTCTGAACTTTCGTAATTAGCTGCTGCTACACCATCTGTACTGCTTGCAGCAATATAGTGACAACCTGCTTTATTCAATACAAAATTTCCACCCAAGACACTTGTAGTATGTTTATGTTTTTTTGCTCCACCTGTTTTTCCTATCCTGTTAAAATCTGTATCGTTTTCATCTAATCCTAGACATACTTTTCCTTTTAATCTTTCCCAAGTTCCAAAGCCTAGAATAGAATTTGGATTTGTATTTGTTTGTGTTACATATGGTTGTCCAATTGGAAAAGCAAGTTTTAATACTTCTGTTTTTATTTTGTTTATTTCATTCTCTATATTAGTTTGTAATAAATTTAGATTTTTGTCGTTTATCGCAGGTTGACTACCATTTTTAAAAGTTATCTTGTCCATTATCTTCCCTCCTTTAATTGTTTCTTTAATTCTTCGACTTGTTGTGATAATTCTTGTATTGCTTTACAACATAGACTTGTAAATGAATAATTGTCTACCCCTTGATTATCTATACTTGTTACTTCTTTTGAATAATTGTAGTTATCTCCAATTACAAAACCTATATGTTTCTTGTCTGTATCTTTTTCACTCTTTAAGTTGTATTTGTATATGTCTATATTTTTTATTGTTTCTAGTGCATTATCTTGTAGTTTTTCAAAGTTCTTTTTATACTTTTCTAACGATATTTGTGAAATAATTGGTGACACAACTTTATATGCATCAATTTGAGTTTCTGATGATATACTACTATTTACTAATCTCATGCTCCCAAATTTTTCTTCTCCTTCTGCTATTCCCATATCAATCATATAATCTGTTTCATTATCACTATGAATTTGTATCGTGCCTGGATAAATTGAAGTATTTTCATTAACACATTTATTGTTATATACTCTTATTCGTATATCACCTTCATCTGCTCCTACGTTTATTTTTCCACCTGTTATTTGAGCATTATTACAACTCATATTCCCTTGGCTATCAACATTAAAATTGTTACTTTTAATTGCCATATTGTCTGCTAAATTCAACGTTTTACCGTTCAAGACTAATTTTGTCTGCTTTGATTTTTGCTTCACTTTCGTCATTATTGATTTTAAGCATGATTTCAGCACTTGTATAATCATCTTCATCAACCTTCTTTTCTAATTTTACATCAAATTTTTGTGCTTCTAATTCTAAACTAGCATTCATTTCAACCTTAGTTGCGAATACATCTGTGTAATCACTCTTTATTGCACATTTTGCTTTTATTCTTGCAGTATAGTTTTGAATTGTTATTGTATTAGTTCCTTCTTTTAGTAATATTTCAAGTTTTCCTAAGTTTTCAACGCTTTCTTTTGCCTTTGTTGTTCCACTTTTGTTTACTCTTCTTATTATTTTTGCTTGACCATTTTCCAATACAAACTCATCACATACTTCATCATTTTGCCTTAGTACGTCTAATACACCTAGTTCATAAATAGTTTGATTATTATCTTTATCCGTTACTACAATTCTACTATCTCCACTTGAATATAGTTCATCGCTTGGATATAATGTGTCACTTGGATACAAATACTTAAATACTGTATTGTTTCCATATATATGTAAATTCAATAATTTGCCTTCTACACAGTTTCCAAGTGTTATTATTTTTACTCCCTCAACATCATTTGTTAAATCTTCTATGTCTGATACCCTTTGATATATACCGTTTATATCTTGTTCATTCTTTGTTATTTTTTTAGAATTTTCAGTTGTTTCTTCAACTAATTGTTCTATCTTTCCCTCTGCTTGGTCTATTCTGCTCTGAACTCGTCTATTTACAACCTTTTGGCTTTCTTTTTTTACTGTTGTTTCTTCTTTTTGCTTTATTTGTATTTTGCTTGATATTTGAGCAATAAATTTTCCTTCTAATGACATTTCACCTTGATAAATAACATTTCTTCCGTCTACAACTATTTTGTCTCCAATATCTACCGCTGGATCTATTACTGTTTTACCTTCAAAACTATTTGCAGTTAAATCTTTTATTTTGTTATAAATTTTTTGAACTTGTTCTTCATCAACAATGTACATATTTTCTTGATTTATCCAAAGATTATTTCTTGTATCATCTCCAAATTTAAAACTTCTCACTCCATCTTCATAAGATACTTTTGAAATTTTAAATTCTTCGCCCCATTTATATTCTCCAAACATTTCAAGTGGAATTTCTGTTTCATCTTGACCAAATTCTCTAAAACATAACTTTCCTTTTCTATCAATACATGCAAAACAACCTGCACTCTCTGCAATATAACTTATATATTCTCTTGCAGTTACAGTATTGTCATGAACCGATACTTTTTTATCTGAATTTAAAAAAGAAGTAGAACCTAATTCTACTCCTGCTTTATTGCATATATCTTGTGCAACCTGTAAAAGAGTTGCTTCACCTTTTGATATTAATTCACTACCATCGTAATTAAATTCAAATTTAATCATATTATCTAATGCTTTTATTGTTATTGTATTGTCGTCATTATCTGTGTAATCATCTACATTATAGACTCCGTATAGGTATCATTTCGAAACTACTATCATTACTACTTAAACTTTTAACTGGTATTCCATGCAACGTTCCTACTAACATTGCATTTACTTCTGATACTGTTAATGCATGATTGATTAAAATACCATATTCCTCTCTTATTTTTGAAAGAGTTTCTGGCATTTTATCTTTATACAGTTTCATTTCTATATATTGACTTGGTGTACCTCCTAGGCAAAATTCTTCTTCAAATGCATTTCCACCTTTTTTAAATTCAAGTATATAATCAGGGTTCATCAATACATCATCTATATAAATATTCATTGCACAAGTTGGGTTTTCATATATATTTTGTTTCCATTTTTCACTTCTTTCGTACATCAAATCAACCCCTTTGCTCTATTTACTGTTGCTTTTTGCTGTGCTGTTAACTCTTTCTGCATCAAATTAAAAGACACTTTCCATTTTGATTTGGAAGTGTCTTCATCATTACCTGTTTTATGCATTTCACTTGTTCTTTTACTTACTCTGAATTTGGCATTTTCTAACATACCACCTTGAACTGATGGACATTTTACAGTTACTATAAGAGGATTCCTGTATGTCAATTGTAATATTTTTTCTGCTTCTTCCTCTGTTAAATAATCCCAACTCATTTCTAACTTCAACATTCCTATTGCAATTGGATTATCTATCAATGCTCCTGTTACTTTTGATGTATAACTATCGTTGTCAGTATCTTCTATATTGTCTTTATATGTACTTGGTGTTTTTTGAACAACGCCATCTACTTTCCATAACATAATCTACCCTCCTACTAATGCTTCTATGTCTTTTCCTGTTCTTCTTTTCTTGTCTCTTAAATCATCTAATAATATTTGTCCTAGTTTTTTATTTCCTACATTTACTGTTAAATAAATTGGTCTATCATCGCTATTTCCACTATAATTAGACAATACATCTTCAAATGTATCCCTCATTATATTTTGTGGTGTGACAATCTCTGGGTTTGTTCTAGCACCTGAATATTCACCAGCTAATACTGTTGTTGCTTCTGTTAATACACCACCTTTTGCCAAACGTGGCAAACTTAATGTATTTATAGTTCCAACTGTTACTCCTGGAATTAAATTTATAAGCTTTATTCCTCCATTTATTAATCTTATTGCACTGTTTATTGTTCTTTCAATTAACGATATAACACCATTTATTCCAGTTTTAACTGCTCCTGATATTGCATCTCCTATACTTGTTCCCAAATTAGAAAAAGTATTTTTTACATTATTCCAAATACCACTAAAGAAATTTCCTATATTGCTAAAAATATTTTTTATTCCATTGTATGCCTCTTGAAACTTATTTTTTATACCCTCTTTTATTTCAGTAACTTTATTAATTGTGTTTGTCTTTAAATTTGAGAAGAAATTACTAACATTATTTACCCAATTAGATACTGTTTCCTTCATTTTATTGCACACATTGACTACTGTTTCTTTTATTGTATCCCAATGTTTAACACATAAAATTATAATAGCAATTACGGCAGTAATAGCTGCTACAATTAATAATATAGGCCAATTAGCTGCTACCCATGCTATTCCTTGCGCAATTAATGCTGCGGTTTGTTTTAAAGTTGCCACTAAAGCTCCCGATTGCACAAAATTATATAATTTTATTCCTGCAACAACTAATCCAATTGCTATAGCCAAAGATTCAAGAATTGTTACAGCAATTTCATTATCTCCAATCCATTTTAAAGCATTCCCTATTGAATTTAGAATATCTCCTGCTAATGAAAGAGCTATTTCACTTAATGGCTTAATAAGACTCAAAAAGTCATCTAATACTGGCTTTATAAAAGTAAGTATTCCAGAAAAAGCATTAGATACACCATTTAAAAACTTCTGAAAACCTTCACTTGCTGTTATTTCTCTTATTGTATTAAGGATACTATTCAACATATCTGCTATTGTTTGAATAATTGTATCTCCATTACCTTCATATTTCCAAGCATTTGAATAAGCTTCTGCAATATTTCCTATTATTGCTAAAATGTTTTCCAATATTGAATACACTGTTCCATTAGTTATAATTTTCTCAAAACTTCCCCATACTGTTGATATCAATCCTGTAACTTGTCCTGCTGTTATCTTTATTTGTTCTACCAAAGCAGATCCATACTTATTCCAACTATCAACAAGTGGTTTAAAGAAGTCATACAATTTTTGTGCTAATGGTGACATTTGACCATCTATTTGAGACATATCTCCCACATTAGGACTTGTATTACTGTTATGGTCTGCAACATTATTTATTTCACTATGAACGCTAGACAATTGTTTACTTGTATTTTTAGCTTGTTTTTGTGCATTTTTAAAAGCACTTGCACTTGCATTGGCAAATATATTTACTTTAAACAATGCATATACTACTGATTGAATAGCTTTTAATAATTGATATACACAGTTAGTTGCAAATTGTATTACTGGTGCTAATGCACTTCCGCACACTATATTTTAAATACTCGATATTTGCACTTAATTGTTTTGCACCAGCATTTTGACTTGATAGCCATGTATGTGCTGCTCCACTTAATGCTGAATATACTGATTGCATTGAAAATAAAGCACCTGCATATTTTAAAACATGTCCTAGTCCATTTTTTACTCCTGTACTCATCCCTTTTATGTTATTTGTAATGTTTTGAGTTAGTTTTGGTAGTGTTTTAAAAATATTGTTTATATTAGATATACTAGGTTTTACCTGCTCTATTTTTTGTTTAAATGCACTAAAAAAACTACCCAATTTGTTTTGAGTAGTTGCTGTTTTATTGGTTTCTTGTTCTAATTGTGACATTTTGTTTTTTGCTTCGCTTAGTTGTTTATTATACATTTCTATTTCTGTGTATAATTTTTGTGCTTGACTATTTAATGATGTAAAATCTTTGTTTGATTCCAACGCATTATTAACCGTTGTATCCATTGCCTTGTCATTAGGTTTTATTCCTTCTGGTGTTACACTCTTTCTAGTATCATCTACTATTTTATCAATCTGCGGATTAATTACATTTAGTTTCATTTGTCGAGCATTTATTTTTTTTTGTAAACTATCTATTTGTTTTTGTATTTGAGATATTTGTTTTTGTGCATCTTTATTATTTACTTTTATTGCTACTTCATTATTTTTAGAACTTTGTTTTAAATCTTGTATTTTCTTCTTTACTAAATTAGTAGCTTGTTGAACTTTGTTTTTCATTTCTTTTGTATCTACTCTTGAAAAAGCTTCTTGAACTTGCTTCATTTGTTTTTTTATGTTCGGTACAATCTTTTCAAATTCTTTTAGTGCTTCCTCTATTTTTGCAGTTACTATTATCTCTATTTCTTCAACTGTCATTATTATTCCTCCTTCCATATTTTCATTATAAAAAGCATCAGTTAAACTGGTGCTTTATTACTAATATATTGATAGTTGTTCTTCTTCCATTCTTGGAAGTATTCCTTTTGCCTTCAAGAACTCATATAAAAATAATCTTCCTTTTTGTGTCCACATCATACTAGTTCTACTTCCTTGTGTTCCGTTTGAATGTGTAAATTCAAATGTCTTTGTTTGTGTATATCCTTTTCCTCTATATTTTTTGTATAATAGCCAGCTAGTATCTTCTTTATATTGAATGCTGAATTTCTTTAACATCTTATTAAATTCAGGTGCTGTAAATCCATAGTCACATGCAATTACATTTACTTTTGTCAAATCATCACATTGCAAAATTCTATCCGTATAATCTGCTTTTGGTTTTAATTCTCCAATAAGTTGGTCTTTTTTATTGTTCTCTGCAAGTAAGTTTCTATTTTCATTTCTTAGGTTTTCAACTTTTGCATTTAATACATTCATAGCCTTTAAGATTAATTCATCTTCATTCATATTTTCTTCCCCTGCTATATATCCTCCTGTTTTTCTTATTGATGGCAACACTTCACTTGTTACCCATCTTTTAAATCTTTTTGCATTTGGCAGTTTACTTGACATTATTAAGCTATATAATCCGCTTTCGTTTATTACTGTCATTTTTCTATTTTGGCTACCGTCGTAAAATGCGACATCAGGTATTCTATCTTCTTCCTCTACATGTTTAGATATTGCATCCCTTGTATTTTTATATCCTAATATATTTGCTATTTCATTTCCAACAAAATATGGTTCATTGTTTATTTCCAAACTTCTAATTTCCCCAAATTCTTCATTTTTAAATATTTGTAATTCATTCATTATACTTTTCCTCCTTTTATAGTATTAATTACATACATTTTGTTTTTTCAATAATTTTAATTAATTGTTCCCAAGTTGTTTTTCCTTCTTCAACTAATTGGTAAGCATTTTTGCAAATATTATAAACTTTTGAATCAATTCTTTTGTTTATTTGGCTTTCATATTCAATAACATACTTATCAAATTCACTTATTTCTAATTTTTCCTCTTTGCCTAGCCAAGTTCTCTTTCTTAAATCTTTCTCTATCCACTCAACTAACTTTTCCAGTTTCTCATTTTCTTTTGTTCCGACCCACAATTCTGCTATTGGTTTAACAAAACTCATTCTCATTTCTGTTTCTTCACAATGAAACATTTCTTTCGTTTTATAAAAAATTTTTAAATTTGCCATAATAAAAAGACCTTCCTTTCAATTTTGTATTGAAATTCCAGCCCTACTGTGATACAATATATTTGTAGGAACTAAAATTTCTATGTGTAAGAAACTCGTGTATCCGCCAAGATATGTAACGGGTTTCTTCTTTTATTTTTTTATTTCATTATAAACCTTATCTATACCCTCTCTAATTATTTCTGATTTTTTCTTTCCTGTTTGATTACAACAATATTCTAACTTATCTATATCATTCTGTGATAATCTTATTCTTGTATTAAGTGTTTTAGGGTCGTCTGTTGGTCTCCCTTTCATTTTTCCACCTCTCTTTCTGTATCCACATATATATTATAATATGTATCCACAAATATCAAGAGGTATTTTAAAATTTTTTTTGAAAATTTTATATAATAAAAAACACCTACACAAGTAAGTGTTTTATTTTATTTTCCAATCATATCCACAACTTTGGCATAGACATACTTTTTCTAGTTTCGCTTTTGTCTTTTCTTTTCCTTCGAGCTTTTTAGGGATAAACAAATTAGAAACTCCAAAAGTAAACAAACCTGCCGTTCCTCTCATTGCACTATGTGCCATTTTATGTCCCATACTATTGCTTTTCTTTTGGGTTTTACTTCCGACTTCCTGCATATTAATTGTTACATTCTCACTTCCACATTTTGGGCATTTCATAGTAATACATCTCCTTTTATTTTATTATAAAAAGATTATATCACTTTTAACTGTATTTTTGTGTCGAAATTTGTCGAAAATATATATTTTCTCTGTAATTTATCCTTTAAATAGCATTCTTTGCTCCTCTAACGTTTGTTCTTTCTCCTCTATTTCAAATAATTCCTTATAATTATCTCTAATTAGAATAATTTTAGGTTTTTTACTCATACTATCTGCTCTTATAAGTTTATCAGTTACCGCTTCTTGTAAATTAATGTCACATTTTAGTTCATCAATTGTTTTTACAAGATGAGTTTGACAGTATATATTTATTTCTGAATATCGGCTATTCCAAAACTCATGTGGTTTCATATCAAAATAATACGCTAATTGTTCCATAGAATATACTAGCTCTATTAAATTATTAGTTTTTCTTATATTCTCAATAATATCATTTAATCCTTTTAGATTTGAGCCATTATTTCTTTTTCTACTACTTTGTTGGCTGCATTTTCTACTGCTTTTTCCAATAATTTGTCTGTATTCATTGTTAATAATGGATTTGATGTTACTTCTTTTAGTTCCTTCTTGCTCATTTTCTTTTTGAAAAAACCCTCATCGTTCAATGCCTCCGCTATCTTTCCATATAATTCGCTTATAGTTATTCCCTCTTTTCTACAATCATCTATAAAATCATACACTTCATTTGAAGATAAAAATATACTCTCACCGTTTTCATTTTCTGCTAATTTAAATATTATTTTTGACAATGCTTCTATATCTAATATAGAATATGCCTTTATGAAAACTTCTTCAAAATTTTTATTTTTTAGTAGATTAGCTATGTCTACTATTTTTCTTGTTTTTAGTACTAAATTAATTGTTTTATTTTTTGTTTCTATAATCATTTTATTTTCTCTCCTTTGCAAAAGAGAGAAGGCTTGTGCCTTCTCTTAAATTAAAATTTTGTTGAATCTCCTTCAACTGGATAACCATCTGTTTCTACTACTGTTGAATTTTTAAATACTCTCATAGTATCTTTAATGAAATCACCATCATTCATCTCTTGTCCTGCTATATCTATTGTACATTTTACTGTTTGAACAAGTGGTTTTGATACAACTGATGCTGTTGTATCTGGATATTTTAAAAATAAATATATTTCAGTATCTGCATCTGCTATTGCCATCATTGCTTTATGTGTCTCTTGTATAAACATCATTTCAATATCAACAGCTTCTGCTTTTCTTTTGCCTTTTGCCATTCTTTCTTCATCTAAATCTAATGCACTATATGTTTGTCCTTCTTTTAAAGTTTTTAATTGTCCAACTTTTTGAACATAGCCTATTTTTGTTTTATCTCCTGTTAAGCTTGTTGCATAAGATACTTCGGCTTTCATTGCAACTTGTGGTTTTGTTGCTTTTGGTGTTTCTACTGACATCTCTAATTCCTCCTTATTATTTTAAATTAAAAGAGGCTGTTATAGAATTATAACGAACCTCAAATGTTATTGTTATACCGTATTTTTGCAATATAGAATCATATATTGCTGGACTAGTATTTGTCCTTTTAAAATTAAGTTCTTGAAGTTTTTTATCAACTTCATCTGCCATTTTCATTGCTTGACGTTGCTTTTCATTCCAACAAGTTATTGATATTTGAAATGTAGATTTAATTGGAATTGCATTCTCAGTTAAATTTACTGACTTTAAAGGCGTATGTAACTCTAAGCAAGGAAATTTACTTGTAGTTGTTGGATTTGTTAATATTTGTTTATATTTTAATGATTCTAGTTTTTCATATACTAAATCACTAAACTCTAATACACTCAAATCTTTCATTTGCATACCTCCTTTAACATCTCATCTAATTTTTTCTTAACTATTTCTGTATTTTCATTTCTACTTTTAAAACTTGCATCAGCCATAAAGTGGTTGGCCTTACTTCCATGAGCAATATAAAAATCCATACCTTGAATATTTACAACTGGGTATGGCAATGCTTTTTCAACTTTACTTACTGGAATAAACCATTCTGTATAACCACTATTTATAAAGTGTTTTGATTTTCCAACATGTTCCATTTCAGCATTAGCACCTGTACCAAAATATTCAAAAAACAAATATGAAACTCCATTACTCATAAACTTAGAAGGGTCAGCATAAACTTTTCCCTTTACTTTTTTAGTAGACATATCAATCATTTCTACTAATATTCCTTCTTCGTTATGACCGTTTTTCCAATCTTATAGCATAACCTCTAATGTTTTTTAATACATCTTCTGTTATTATCTTTGCGGTTTGTGGTAGTTTTTTAATTATAGTATCTATATTTTTAAAATTATGTTTTACTTTTATATTACAATTGAAACTTATCATTCTTGTACCTTCTCACATATATATACATAAGTACTTCCAATTTTATTTTTATCAGTTACCTTATATTGAGGTTTAAATTTCTCTAACTTTGAGATATCTTCAAATGATATTCCATTACCTTTTTGTATATCATAATTTCTAGTCGTACGACCTTTATATGTACTATAATCCACTTCACCAGTAGACTTTCTATCTAACTCGTTGACATCTTGTTGCATATTTAGCCAAGCCTGTCCTTTATATTTCCATACTTTATCTGATTCTCCGTGGTCTTCTATTTCTTCATATTCGGATATATATACTTTTGTTAAATCTCGTAATAGCATTATTTAATCCTCCTTAATCCAGACTTTATAATATTATTTCTTAATTCTTCTACAATATCTTTGTATGAACTTGATATACTACCCTCGTTTCTTGAAAGTAAACCCTCTGCTCCTCTTGCAAGATATTCACTTCTTACTGCTTTTTTTATGTATGGAAATAGTTTTGTGTCACCTTTTTTTCTATTAGAATTATCACAGGCAATAGATGTTATATCATCTATTATATCCTGTAATACACCATCTGTATTTTCTTTATAGTTTGCTCCTAGGTTTTTCTTAATTTGCTCTAACATTCTATTGCCTCCATTGTTTATTCTTGTGGTAAAAGAGCTAGTAAATCTTTCTTTTTAGTTATTCCATCAAAAGCAATTTCTTTTTCAGTTAGAATTGCTTTTATTTCTTCAACTGTTAGCTCTTTTTTAGTTTCTTTTTCTTCTTTATTTATTTTTAATCCTATAAATGTTGCCATTTTAAACCTCCTAACCTTCATATGAACAATATACACCAGCTAATTTATTTTCATATACATGTCCATATAAGTTATTGTTTCTGTATTTAAATACATTGTCATCTCCACTTTGGTCTTCATCTGGTGTAAAGTATTTTATGTATTGGTCCATAGCTGTTACTGCTGCAGATTTCTCAATGCATAAGAAGTTAATATCTTTTCCTCCTTCTACTAATTCATAATAATCTGATGTTGATGGATTTCCTGCTGGAGAATTTACTTTTGAATATGTTCCAGAACTTTCTGTGTAATATGTCTTTCCTGATACTACAGCTGTATCTTTTGACTTAATGTATGTGTCTTTTGCTTTTTGGTATCCATAATTTTCTTTTCCACTATTTAATGTTATTGCTGTATACATTCTCGTTTGTGGAACTTCAATTATTGTTGAAAATCTTTCTAGTACTTTTTTAGATTTAGTTGTATCTAAATCGTCAACCATTCCTTTTAGTGTTGGTGTTATAAATAAGATTCTATTTTCTGTTGAAACTTCATCCTCATCCATTTTATTTGTACATGCTCTTAATGCACTTACAACTCCTGCGCCATCGGAAATTGTTTCTTTCTTTCTTGATATTCCATCTACTCCTGCTATTTTTGCTATTCTTGCTGCATCAGTTTCTGGAACAACTTTTGTTCTTACAAATTCTCCAGATAATCTTGCGAATGGCAATCCTAATGCTTCTTGATTGTCTAATCTGTCAATTCTTAAATCTTGACTTCTTTCTTTATCATATTTTACTGTTTCCCACTTAAAACTTGTTGAACCTTTTGTGTATCCTGAATTTCTGTCAAAGTCTCCTAAACCATCCATATCTAGTTTAGCTACTTTAATTTCTCCATTTAATCCTTTTTGTACTGTTGTTTCGTCTCCATCTAATATAGATGTTTTTGCTTCATTTTTATATACTTCATCTAGTTTTGGTAAGTATATTGTTGATAATTCAATATTATTCATTGTTTATTCTTCCTTTCTTACTTTAATCCCATTGCCTTTCTTATTGCTTCATCAGCACTTGACTTATTACCTGATGGGTCAGGATTATATGGTGGTTTTTCTTTTGACCACTCATTTACTGCTTTCTCAACAATTCTGTCTTGAATTGCTTTTATAAGTTTTGTTTTGTCTTGTAATTGCTCTGCTGTCATATTTTCATAATCAAAAAGATTTAAAAATTCTGGGTCAAATGCTGTATCTTGTGTTGTTGCTATTTTTAGTGCTTCATCTTTTAAATCTCTAGCATTTAATTTTCTTTGAATTTCTTGATTTGCTTCTTCTTGTTTCTTCAATTGATATTGAAGTTTTTGAGTTTCATTCATTTGTGCTAATTTTTCTGCTTCTGACTTTTGTGTGTCTTGTTCTAATTTCCATTGTTCTTTTAATTTTGTTTCATGTGTTTGTATCGCTTTTTGAACTCTTCTATCAAATTCTGCTTGATATTCTTTATTAGATAAAACATCATCAAAAGTTTGTGTTTGATTATTTTGATTATTGTCCGTTGCATTATTTGCCCCGTTTACATCAATATTTGTGTTATTTGCGTTTTGATTTTCGCCTTCCATATTTTCTCCTATCCCAATTTGTTCTTCTGCCCAAATTGTTACATTAAAAATTCTGTTGTTCTTTAATGCCTGCAAGCAGTAAAAAGGCATAAAAAATAGACGTACGTCTACGTCTAAAATTTATAATTATAAAATATTAATAACTTATTTATTGATTAAACACTCCATTGTATCTTTTAATCTCTTATCTGTCATATCAATTTCATTTGCTGTTTTTGTTATTTCATCTTCTATTATTGAACAAAATAAACTTACAAATGGTCTAAATATTGTAATTATAGTAAATATAACCCAATACCAAGTCGGCATTTGTAATTTAATGCTTAATATTAAAACTAATAACCACATATTATTTTTCCTCCTTATCTTCATATGTTGCTATATAATTTTTCTTTATATCAAAGTTAGTTATTTCATCTGGTGTTAATTTCGCATAAATTTCAATATTAGCAACAAATTTTAAATCATTTGTTATATCATCTGCTCTTTCTATTAATTCTTGTCCTATTGCTATAATTGATTTCTTTACATTTTCTTTTCCAACTGGTGTTAATGTTTCTTTCATATTTCCACCTTCTTTCCATAATAAAAGCACCTACTTGTTAGTAAGTGCCTAAAAACATTTTTTATTTAATTATTTCATTCTAACCATTGTTACTTCTGCTCTTTTATAAAAGCCATTTATTTCTAAATTCGTTACGCAATAATCTTTATTATCAATTTTTATTTTTTGTCCTACTTGAAAATTTAATATACTCATATCTTCAAAACTTATATTTTTTATTTTTATTTTACTATTAATGACTCTTCCAAAAGCATTATTTACAATAGGATAGCCATATAAGGTAGCATCATATTTTTTATTATCAATATCTATCTTAAAATTATATCTTTCTTCTGATTGAACAATACTATTAATTTTTTCTTTAGATAAATGCGTCAATATTTTCATTTAGGCATCCTCCCTACTTTTCTAATTCTTTTTCTAAATACTCTTTATATTCTGCGAAACTATTCCATTCATCATAATTAAATGGCAATGGTCTTTTACCTTTTTGCTCTATATAATCATGAATTAATTTTTTTACATCATCTGGTATAATCATGATATGCTTTTACCACCTTTTCTTTAATTTCTTTTAAACCTTGTATATTATCTATTACATATAATGTATCTTTATTGTTTGTTAAATATGCTGACATTATATTTGCTGATAATTCTTTTTCAATTCTTGTATTATCTTTTAACCAATAATTAGTATCATGTCCATAATTTCCTGTTATTTTCCCATTTGTTATTGCTGAGAATATATCTCCAACACTCATATTATCTTCATATTTGCTACTTGACAACATTTTAATATACTTATCTTTATCTATATCTATTTGTAATCTTGTTCTTCTTAATTCATTATCTATATTTAATTTATCAGATATATTATTTCTTATATCTATCATATGTATAATTTCATGGCTTAAACTTTCAGATAAATCATAATATTTAAAATCTGAGTGATTTGGATTTATGTATATTTTATCATCACTAACACTATATCTCATTGGAACATTCAAGTTATTATCTATTTTTGCATTGTTACTTGTTAGATATTTATTAAACAACCTCTTTACATTAGAATTTAATTTTGTGTTGTTTAAAACTTGTTTAATATCTTTAGATATTTTAGGTATATCAAGATTATACTCTGTTTTTCCTTGTTTTTCAACTGGTGGTACATACTCTATATAACTCCTGCAAAAATGGAATCCATCATCAATTGGAGGACAATTTAAACCAATAACTAGTCCATAACAACGACATTTTACTATACTATCATTAGTTTTGCTATATCTTTTAAACTCATTCCAATCGTGTATGTAAAATTCTTGATTATCCAAACTTTTACACATTTGAGTTTGTCTTTCATCGCTAATTCCTATAAATCTAACTTTTGCATTATCTCCCGCTACTGATTTTATTCCATCCACTTTTGACAGATTATTTAATCCTATCATTTGTAAGTCCATTGCACCTGATATTTTATTATTATTTATATTAAGCTTTTGATTATTTTGTCTATTTATTATCGTTTGAAACTCGCTAGAATCGATTTTTAGGTCTTTTTGTTGTTGTATATTTAGAATTACTTGTTTATATATTTGTTGTGCGTTATATTGTATTGTTGTTTCAATATATTGTTTCCAAGTTAATCCGACTATAATTAGGCTGGTCTAATAATGCAAGAAATAAAGACATCGGAATTATTGATGGCTTTTTCTTTTTATTTACTTCTTTTTGTCCTTCTTCATAGTAGTAGTTTGTATCTTCATACATTATTTGTTTTTCTTGCTCTTCTAATTTGTTTTGTTCTTCTATGTATGCACTATAAATAAGTAATTCTAATATTTCACTATTCTTTACTCGCGTTCTTCCATAAATGTTATTTGCTAACACTTTAAAATAACCTGTTAGTAGTTTTTGTTCTTTCCATTGCTCTATGTAATTATTTATTCTTTTTTTGGTTTTATTATCTGCTATATTATATATATTTTCTGATGTAAAATTAAATGTATCTAGTAATTCTTGAAGTCTATTTTGCGTTTGTTTTAATGTTTTATTATATAGTTGTTTTAATTCTCGCATTTTTGCATCGTGATAATTCCATATATTCATATTTCTATACCTTCCATATTAAACAAATAAAAATTCCAAGCATGATATATATAAACCTTGATATATTTATCCCTGTAATTTCTTGTATAAATCCTTCCATTATTCCTGCCATAAAAGATAATAATGATATGCATGCAATTTTTATTAATAACATATTTTTACTCCTTTTTTATCTGTTTATTAACTGCTTTTTCTTGTTCTTTCTTATTATCTGCTGTTAATTTTTGTGCTTTTTGTGTTTCTGTTAAGTCTGTTGCTTTGTCATCTTGTTTATTTCCATTCTTATTTTGCTCTACACCTGTTTGTCCCGTCATTTGCATTTGTTGTAAATTTTTTTGAATGTTTTCTTCATTTTGTTTATCTATTTTTTCTAGTTCTGAATTACTGTCTAGGTCATCTGGCAACATATCAATAACTGATGCATCACTTAATAGTCCCCTTAATTTTAATGCTCTTGACGTTTCAGTATCTTTGTCAGTTGGTAGATTTCTTTGTAAATCTATTTTTATACTTCTAAAATCATAAGATTTGTGTTTTCTTTTATTTATTCTATCTATAATTGTTTCCCATCTTCTTAGTATTGCTTGTTTAAAGTGTTTATCAGCATCTGTTATCATTTGTTCTAATGCAAAGAACTTTCTGTCTAATGCGCTTGCATTATCTGCATTTGTAAATCCTAAATCTGTTATATTGGGTACTCCACTTATCATCGCTATTAAGTCTATTAATGTCTTTTTATGATTTTCTAGTGCTGTATCTTGTACTGATTTTTCAACCCATGCTATATCACCTGAATTATCTGGTGTATAAAATACTTGCATTTTCAATAGTGCTTTGTCTTCTTCTTCTCTTGCTTTATTAACCACTTGTTTGGGTTGTCCATTTTCATCTAATTCTGGTTCGCCTTTGTCATCTAATTTTGTGGTCATTAAATCATTTTGTGGTGTAAAACCTGTTATCTTTAATTTTGCATCATCATTATATTGAAATGTATTTCTACTATTTTGTACTACTCTTTCATAAGCACAAATTAAAGAGACTACCAATTCAAAGCTTGATAATCCCATTTCATTTTCTATTGCTATGCAAGGAAGCATATTCCATTTACTTTTTTCAAATTTTTGTTTATCTTCTTGTAATTTTGCATAATCATTTGGTGTTGGTGAATAGTATCTTTTGCCATTTATTGTTGTTAATTCTACTATTGTTATGTCTGCACCATTTTTATCTCTTTCAGTCCATTTTCTTAATTGTCCTATTTGTTTTACTGGTGTTGAATAATCAAATATTCCTATTGTATTTAATGCACTTTGCTTAGTATATACTATTTCATTATCTTCATTCTCGTATAATACTTCATAACATCCTCTCATTCCAAAATAATCAAATGCTAAATCAAAATATTCTGTTCCATCATCGTTGTATTTACTTATATAATCTATTAATACTTTTAATTCTTCATCCTTGTTTGCATCTGTATTAAAGACTTTATTAAGCAATTTTTTGATTATATTTAATTTTGTTGGGTCTGATATTTTTTCAACATCATATACTGGTGCTTTTCCTGCAAAATATCCTGTTACCATTGAATTTATATAATTTTCAAATGCTACTTTTATTTTTTCATCATTTATACTTACTAGTTCAGAATTATCTGTCTTTCTTCTTATTCTTTCATATAATTGTTTTCTTGCATTCCATTCTTTATCTGCTAACATTAATATTTGTGCTACACTATTTTCATTTTCTAATGTTTCTGGATTCCATTGTATCATTTTGTTTCCTCCTATATTGGTTTTATATAACCAAATTGTAATTTCTTTTGATTTATATATTTTTCTACTGCATATCTCATTGCATCCATCAAATGATTAAAATCATCTATTGGTCTATTTATTTTGTTTCCAAACTTGTCCTCGTCCCAAGTATAATTACTTATTTCTGTTATAAAATTTACACATCTAGGATGTATTATTATTTCAAAGTCTTGTATAAATTGAATACCATTGTTTATACTGTCTTTTCCTTTTAATGCACCTGTAATATGTCTTAATCCTAATCCTCTTAATTCATCTATTGACTTTGGTTCTGCGCTATCTGCCGTTATCTTTTCTTTTGAATAGCCCATTTGATTTATTTGGTTATATATCGCTTTGTTACTCATTCCTTTTTGATATATTTCATCATATACATAAATCTTTTTGTTTTTTAAATCTATTGCACCACAAAATAGTGCTGTCGGATCGTTTGTATAACCAAAGTCTAACCCAAAAGCACTATCTAAGTTTCTTATTGTATTTAATTCGAATTTTTCTTCTTTCCAATTTTCATAAACCAATCCATCAACTATACCCCAGTTACCTAATCCTGCAACTTGATATCTTCTAGGATTATTTTTCTTCATTCTTTCAAATACTTTTTTATCCGCCTCATCTAGCCACTCGTTACAAAGATAATTTGTTGTCATTGCTAATATATCATCATCTTTAACATCAAAAAATCTTTTCTTAATCCAATGATGTTCATTCCAAGGATTTAATGTTATTGTTATTTGTTTAAATAATCCCTCTGGTACTTCTCCGTCTTATACTTTCATCTATTACATCAAAATCAGATTCTTTTGTTATTTCGTATGCTTCTTCAATCCATAACCAACATAAAACACCAATATCTACTGATATTGATGTTACTTTTAATGGGTCATCTAATCCTCTAAAATATATTTTTTGTCCTGTTGGCTTATATGTCATTTCTAGTGGACTTTCTTTTATTTCCCAAAAACTATCTACTTGTAATCTATGTATTGCCCATTTTAATTCTGTAAAACAACTATCTTTTAATGTTCTAAATGTCTTTCTAATTACAAGTGTATTAGCTTCTTTATATTTCATCATGTTACTTATTATCCATAATGCTGTTGTCTTTGATTTTTTACTTGCTCTTGAACCTTTGCATACTCTATATCTACATTTACAATGCCAATATTCTGCATAGCCTTTTCCAACTATACTTTGCAATGATATGTTATTTACTTGTTGTTGTGTATTTTTGTTTATTATTTTATTCTGTAATATCATCTGTTATCACCACTGGTATATTTCCAGCAACTTCAACTTTTTCTTTAAATGTACCATATCTTTTTCCAAGTAGTTCTGCACATTTGGTTCTATCTTGTAATGAAGCATCTAATCCAAATTGGTCTTTTTCTTCCCCACGCATTACTTTTGTTAAATATTGCAATACTTCATCTTGTGAGGCTATTCTTTGGTCTTCTTTTTCTTGAAGCTTTATCTTTATAAATTTGTCTAGTTTTGACAAGTTTTGTGAACCTATTCTATTAAGATTTTTTCCTTTATATCCAGCCATTTTACAAGCCTCTGTTGCGTTTGCAGTTTCTACATAATAATCAATAAATCTTTTTTGCATCTCTGTTAATGAATTGTATTCTTCTTCTATTTTTTCATCTTCCATCTGCCTCACTTCCTTTTCTGTGTTCTTCTATTAAATATTTCATTACATCTACTTTGCTATAACATTCTTCTTTTTGTCTATATCTGTCTCGTAATTCATATTCGTTTGTTTCTTCATTGTATATTTCTACTTGTTCTTTTTTTAATATTTGATATTTAGTACAATACTTACTATTCTTTTCACTATAAAATTGAAAACTATTTATTTTGTATATTTGTCCTTTTATAGCCAAGGCATATAATAGTTTATTTATATTTTTATTTACATTCATATTTTCTCCATAATAAAAGAGCCTATCTTGTTTGATAAGCTCTCGACATTTTTTTACTTGTTTTTTATTTTGTTGTTGATTATTTTTCTAACCCATAGTATAATATTTTTGTCATTTTTATTCCTCC